TTGCGACCGCTGACGAGTTAAAAGCCGTGGCCAACGACATCGTGGCCCAAGTGAAGAACCAGTACACCGCCCGCCTCAGTGAGATTCTCGGGACAAATGTGGAACAGCCAGTAAGTGTGTCTGTGAATGCGAACGAAGTGCCAGCCACCGACAAGGCCGCCAAAGGCAATGGGCGTGCGAAATCTGGCAAGAAGACCGCTGCCAAGAGTACGGACACCAAGAGTGCGGACGCCAAGAAGGCCGAGGAGACACCCGCCGAGGAGACACCCGCCAAGAAGGCCCGCGAGGTGGTCGAGCAGGTGTCTATCGGCTCATTGACGAAAGCCCAAATCAAGAAGATGGGCATCCAGTTCGAGCAGTATTCCGAGAAGTGCATGTTCCTCACTGGTGACACCCGCTGTATCAAGGACGAGATTATGGCCAATGGCGGTGCTCATTGGAACTCCAGCAGAAAAGGCTGGTTCATCAAGAACGACAATGCCAAGGACCTCGCCAAGGCACTGAAAATAAAAGTTGGGTAAGCGTTAACTTTTGGGCAATTTGATGGCTATTAGTGAGTACATCAAATTGCCATTTAATCATTACAGACAATGGAAGAGAAAGTTTTGAAGCAAATGATTGCCGCTGTGGATGAGGTAGTCAAGTATAACAAGAGTGACTTTTACAAGTATGACTTGCACACATTGAACGACTACGACACCTCAGAGTTTGTGTGGGGTGTGTATGAGTATGGGACTGCACTCTTAGTGATTGATATTGATAAGGCGAAATATGCACTGGATAATGGAGAGGCGAGCCGTTTTACGTTCATGAACGACCCGAATTGCTTCTTCATCAGATTCTCATATAGCAGTTTTGAAAAGCTGTTCCATTATAAGGACGGCATTATGAATGAAATCACTATCGAAACTGTGCGCAATATTTATGAGTCATTCACGGCAGAGTTGCTCAAATATGTTTCAGACAAGTACGGAGGGTCTGAAGGTAAATATTGGGGCAAGAAAATCCCCATCCATTTCACCTCGCACGAGGCGTTCAAGTTTTTTCTTGAAATGGTACATGAGGAAGCTGGTGAGAATCTTCTTGAGTGTGCGAGAGTGTTCAGAGGATACCAAAGGATTGCCATCAACCATGCGATTTACATATCAATCGATTCCTTCTGTGATAAGGGGTTCTATTTCGAGGTTGAAGTCAATGGTTGCCAGAAATTAAATGGTGGAATTTTGTTCTATGACGGCAAGTGGCATAGACACACGTGATACAATGGCCGGTGAGTGTGTGGCGGGTTGGCTGCACGCTCACTGCTCTGAAACCGAATATTAACAACACAAGACGAAAGCAAATGAAAGCAGTATTAACTTTGAGCAATGGCCAGAAGGTCATAGCCGACGTGGTTCTCCCTCCGATTCGCAAGAGGTTTGAGACACAAAAAGAGCTTGAGAACCGTGTCATGGAAAGTATGAACAAGGCTCAGCCGAACATGGTCAACAAGATAGTGAATGTTCACCTCACCAGAAATTAGTCATGGAAGAAAAAGTGAGGCGCGCAATGGCCTTTATCAAGTTCATGGCGATCACTGAGCTTGATAATGATGAGCGTGTCGAGTTCTTTGAGCGCATTGAGTGTGAGATTGGTAAAATACTTGACAAATTAATTGATAAGTGATATGACTTTGGATTCGTTGTTACGCGATTTTTTGATAGAGAATAAAATCGCGACAAGTGCTGAAATTAAGGCAATAACCAGCATTTATGGCTGGGTGGAACAAGTGTATCTCGATATACTTTTAGTAAGGACGAATTGCATAACTGTGGAGGAGGCTGTCTTAAATGGCTATAAGGCAAGTGAAGAGTTGTGTCAACGTTATGGCATTGACAACAATGAGGTTTGTTCCGACGGTAATGAGACTTGTTTCAAAATACCAAAAACTGCCGAGGAGATTAGCGCATTCTATGATCGCATTCCAGACATGAGCGACGAAGAGTTGCTTTTTTATATGGCCAATAGCGATGATGCTTCGTTGCATATCCCGTTTCGCTGGCATGTTGACGATGAGTATGGCAGTCGTCATGTTGACGTGAGGGATCAAGCTTATAATGTTTATGGCGGAATCTTAAAATGGAGCAACCCAACATTGGAAGAAGCGAGGGAAAGGTTCGATAAGCTGCTGAATAATAATGACGAGTGGCGTTTTAGCGAACAGAGAGCGTTACTTACCGGCAAACTGGATGCGCTAATGGATTATATCGTCAGCAAAAGCAAGTGATGTGACAAAATCGGAATTGACATAAGTTAAATTAAATTTTTCAAAGACAATGAACGGAAATATTAAAATGAAGCGCACGGTGATTTTTCGTGACGCTAACAAGAACAGGTGTGAGATTGAGATAGAGTTGCGCAACGGTGGAAGTGAGAGGCGCAATGCTGAAACGCTGGAGATGATCCAGTGCGAGTATGTGGTGTCAGTTTGTGGCAATTGTGCAAATAATTTCGGCCAGTGTTATGACTCCATCAAACCTCGCACGGATGGCCAGAAACGCTTGTTGGATTTCTGGCACAAGTATCATCTGAGCAACGTTTCAAGTGGAACGACTCGTCAAACTGATTATCTTAAAAGTGAGCAGTATAAGGGGGACTATGCTGGGTTTGTTGAGGCCTTTTCAGAGTGCGGAGATGTGAGTCTTGAGGGTGACATTGCCCTTCTGAATGTTAAAATGGCCGAATTGTATAATCTGAACCCTGTGCAACTATCCGATGCAACAAAGGTGGCTGATGAAAAAATGAGCGGCAATCAATTTCGGTATATAATAGAAAAGGATTGTTTATGGGGTCGTGGCCATAGCGCAGATGATTATTATATTCGGTTGTTCTTCTTGGCAATGCACGGCCTTCGAGTTGACCGCGGCTATGAGTACGGCACTGGGTTTCTTTGCTTGCCGTTGCCAGGCAATATTGAAGAAATCATCAATGATATATGCTCGCAAATTGAGCGTGAAGAAGCTGAACTGACAGAATCGCTCAACCCAGTGTTCTTCATGGATGATCGCTTTGAGGCGACATGTGATCGTGTCGAAGAGGTGATGGAACTTAGAAATTGCGATGAGGTCGAGGCGAAGCGTTTCATTGCCCTGGGAATGCACATCGGTTGCTCTTTCGGTGACTTGAATGATACTTTTGGTGAGTGTAGTAGAAGTGGCTGCGCATATTCCGCAAATGGTGGCGAGTATTATATCGGAACTGAAGATGAACTTGAGAAGGTTGCCAGTGATTATGTTCACGAAAGTGATGATTATGAATACTTATGGCATGAATCCGTACATTCTGGCAACACGACCCTCGGCCTTGAAGAGTGGCTTGATGCAGTCGTTGATGATGGTTTTGCCGTCATCTTAAACCACTATGATGGTACTTCAGAGTCTTATCGGGTGGACGGAGAATGGATTGAGGTGTGTCGGCGTTATTAAATCACAAGGCTTTAAATAATATGGATTACAAAATCACAAAAGTGGTAAAGTATGGCAAAGGCCTCTATCAGTCTGAAAAGATTGGCAGCCAGTGGTACAACGTGGTTTACGCAAGGCTTTACCCAAACGATGGCGATAAGAGCTCTTTCTACAAGGTTCACTTCATTCACATGTTTGACGGTGAAGATTTGTGGGAGTACTTTAACGGCTGTGTGGAAGACGGCGAGCAGAAGAAGGAGTGTTTTTCGAAAGCGGACGTCAAAGAGTGCAGGGATGAGTTGATTTATGGCGCAGCAGAAAGTCTTTTTTATGGCAACGACATCAACTCAATAGTAAAAGAATGCAATGACACAATCCAAAGGTACGCTTAATAGTTGACAGGCATTGCACCGCAAAAAGACAGCATATTTAGATTCACAAAATAATTAAAGAAAATTATGGAAAAGAAGAAATTCGAAGAGATTATCAAGGCTCATTTGGATGAGGTGGCCAAGAAGGATGAATTGTTTGCCAAGTCGTACAAAAAGAAGGGTAAAAGCATCGAGAAGTGTTGCCAGTATATCATCGGTGAAGTGAAGAAGTTCGCAAAGGACAACGTCGCAGCATGCACTGATGAGGAGGTTTATGGCCTTGCCATACACTACTACGATGAAGATGACGTGGAACCATCAGAAACGCCAGTGAATGTTACGGTAGTGGCCACAGCAGCTGATAAGTCTGAAAAAAAGCCTAAGCGGGCAACGAAACGGACGAAGAAGCAGCCTGCCGAGGAAGAGGCCGATGGAACGCCCGAGAATTATGAACTTGATATTCCAATCTTTTAGTTAGAATGACAGATGAGACCAAGAACCAAAGAACAAGAGCTGATTGTCAAGCTGACTAACCAGCAACGTCTCACAGATAAGCAACGACAATATGCCATTAGGCATTGTTTTAATGACCATATCCTTGAGAGCAGAAAGCATTGCTTTTGCACTAATTGCAAGCATGAGTGGAAGACTGATGATACGTTTCTCGCTTATGATGTGTGCCCCCATTGTGGCAACAGGTTATCGGTAATCCACGGAAAGAGGAGACACGGTGAAAAGGAATACTTCTCAGTTTTGACCACCAAGAACAACATGCAGGTTATTGTGTGGTATTTGGTAATGAGAGCGGTGTCAAAGAACTATGATAATTACTCTTTTATTCATGTCGGAACTGAGTGGATAGGGCAAGATGGAATGTCGTTCTCAGTCGAACTTCCACGATTCACGGCAACATACATCAAAGATAGTTGGAGTTATGGTCCAATGGAACTTAGAAAGAAGAGTGTATTTGCGAGATACTTGATGCCAAGTGCGGTTTATAGTGCCAGGGTGTTGCCAATTCTGAAAAGAAATGGGTGGAAGAAGTTGGACTTATTCCGTGGATATGAGTCGTTTATTGCTTGCAGTCTGCTTAAAAGCAGAGAGTTTGAGTCGTGGTTCAAAGTTGGTCATTATGGAGTTTGCAAGAGCTACATATTGAATGAACGGAATAACTTGATGAACAATACCAATTACAGTATGATGACTGAGGAAAAGGGTGTCTTGGTCAAGCTCGCAAACCGCAAACACATTGTGTTCAACACGCTTGAGAAGTGGATTGACTACAATGATTACTTGAAGGATTTGCGGTACATGGGCTATGATATTCACAACCCATCCATACTGCTCCCAGACAACTTCGAGGAGGCTCACAGGACACTTTCTGAAAGAGCAACGAGGAGACGTGACGACATTCGTAGGCTTGAAGATCAAAGACGTAGGATTGATTTGATGGAAAAGGCTGACATAAGGGCAAGGGAGTGGCTGAAAAAGTATTCTGTATGTTTCGGTGACTTGAAGATTGTTGCTGGAGAGTTCACCTTGAAGCCACTTGTCTCAAAGTATGACTTTAGCCAAGAGGCGAAGTGCATGCACCACTGCATAGCATCATATTACGGCAAAGCTGACACACTCCTTCTCAGTGTTGAGCACAGTGGTGAGAAATGCGAGACTGTTGAGGTGCTTCTTCCTGGTACCGGTGCGATAATTCAAAGTAGAGGAAAATACAATCAGAGCACGGAATTTCATGACCAAATAATCAAGATAGTCAATGATAACATGGGTGAGTTTACGAAGCGATTTAAAAAGAGTCGCGAAATCGTAACAACCACACTTCCAGTGCCAATCAACCATTATCAAAATTTTAAAATAGCAATATAATATGAGCAATGAAACTAACGACAAGGTTTGGCTTAAGTACATGCCAAGCTACGTCGATCTCCATTATGTGGATTATTCTGACAGTTTGAATGAACACCTTGAACTTCTTCAAAAATGTGTTGAGAAAAACAGTATCGACTCACTTTACGATGAGGTTTTTGATTGGTGGGAGTATGCAGAGGAGCCGTATCTTAAAGAGATAGAGAGAAAGATGGAAAAAGACGACCTCCTTTATGAGTTTGTTGCTAACATAAATGACATCGAAGACTGGCTTCGTGAGCACGATAAATCAGACCCTGTGAATGGCCTTCTTCGAAATACATCTGACCAAACGATGTTTTATTCTCTTGGCGTTGAGGTCGATGGCGCATGGACTCATTGCTTTATGTATGATCATTATGATGACGAGGCTAATGAGCAATCAGCGAAAATTATCAGAAACAAGCTCGGTATTGCTGATGGGACTGATGATGCAAAGCTGATTATGAAGTTGTGCGAGGAGGCCAGCTATGGTGGTGAGCTTCGAATATACTTTAAGTCTGATGTACAGTCGCTTATCACAGAGCATGGCCCGGAAAATGATTGGAATATAATTCATTTTAAGGGTAAGGTTTGTGTGGCTGTGTGGGACAACTGCAATGGTGCTGGCTACCATGTTTTTGTTAATATTGACAAGAAGTTCAAGTTTGTCCGTGAAAACCTCCAAATTTCAGCGTGTGCTGAGAAGTATGATTATGAAAGTTCTTGCGGAATGTGTGGATACTGGCTTGACGATTGTGATAAGCCAACATTCAGCTTTGATAAGCGTGGAGCTGATAAAGTTAAAATAAGTGAAAGTCTTTCAAAAGAACGGGTGTTCAAAAAGGTGTATAGCGAAGGTGGTTGCAGTTTCGATGATAATGTCATGGATAGGCATCATGGCGTGTATTACAGGAATGAGCTGCCATGTGGCTGGGTATGCCCCCATTGTGGTAGAGTATGGCTTGATTAGTTGTTAAACATTAAACGATAAGACAATGAAAATTTTTAAAGAAATCCAGTTGAAGGACTTTGAGTTCTGGTCTGGTGCAGTGGACAGAGCAAATCAACTCACTGACGAGCAATTTGCTATGGTTGAACAGGTGCTTGAAGAAGAGCACCCAGATGGCATGGAAGACATGGAGATTAATGACCTGTTTTGGTTTGGCTTTGAGTGGGTAGCCAATGTCGCTGGGCTGTATCCAAAGTATTTCAAAATCACATCAAAGTGTGGCTATTCAAAATATGTGACCGCTCATAGCATGGATGATGTTGATGCGTTGGAGAGTAGTGGAGTCGAGTTCGATGAAGTCTCCACGGTGACTTGTCTGGATGATGATGTTGAAGACATCAACCTTGACGATTTTAACAACACTCATTATTATGAGGTCTTCAGTAGGCATCTTGGCGAAAGAATGGTTGTTCGTTGCGAAGGCGATGAGGCAGCCAAAAAATTCAAGGACCAATTCAGCATGTGCAAAATGAACGAGATTGAGTCCGTCCCTGAAGATGGATTTGATGACGAAGAGGACTCAGAGGACTGGGATATGTTTGAGGACATAAGAGAATTTGCTTACGACATCATAAATGCTGAAACTTATGAGTTTTGGATTCCGACTTATGCGGTGAATGAGGTTTGTCGGCTTATTCTCGATCCCAATGACTCCCTTGATTATTATGAGGTTCCTGAATCTTTTGCACTCAATGTCCGTAACAATGGCATTGAGTTGAATGATGAAGACTTGAAGAACATCAAAGAATTTGTCTCTATGCTCAACAAGCTGATGCCAAACGGCTTCACGATTGACTGGGATGTTGAGAGTGTTGGCTCACCGGAGTTTAGAACTGACCCAGAGTTCGGTCTTGCTATGGATTGTGTTAAAATGTACGCATATAAGAAGGCTGCTGATAAGTAAAGTAAGAAAGATATGAAACACACGGATTTTTACGATTTGATTCAGAAGATTAAGTCACACATAAAGTATGAGATCAAAACGGCCCTTGAGGCTCACGGTGGCTCGTACAAGTGGGATGGCGATAATGCACTGTATGTTTCTGCCTATCCAAGGTACGCAACCTCTCAGATAGACATAAAGGTCACTGAAATAGCTATCGTTAATGGTTATGTCATGGTTGTCGGCGAGGATAATGATTTCGGCGATGTGTATGAATTTAGTCTAAATGATGTGTCTGTCAGTAGCCTTAACAACATACTGGACTACATTCCAGAAACGGATGGGGTGACTGATGTGTCAGAACCGTTTGAGGTATAGTAACGTGTTGATTATTAGTTGAATATATAGCGGTTAATGTCTGAGAAATGCAGTCGAAATGGCTGCATTTTTTAGTATTCATTGGTTATTTGTAAAAATGCAGTAGTGGTTATGAAATTCGGCTCAAAATTTTTTGAGTTTTCATTAACCTTTCCGCAAAAACGGAACTATTACTTAAAAATGAATTGATTATGGCATCGAAACAAAAATCGAAGCCCAAGTGTGTTAAGAAGGGCAGGAAAATGAGCAAATATAGGCGTCTAAGTATATTCGTTGGCTATGACGTGACAGGGGCTAAGCCAATTGAGACTTATGCTGGACGTTGTAAGCCAGCGGAAGGAGCCATTCTGAAAGAGGATTATGAGTGGCACGTCAAGAAGGGTGATTTACTGCCGTGGTTGAAAGAAACGAGAAAGCAGAACTATGAATTGGCTGCACAGAACCACCTTGATAATGAGAGATGGAAGCGTGTTAGCATGGCCATGAAACGACTTGAAAGACTTGTCGGAATGAGTGGCTTTTACATGGTTGACATCAGACTTTACCCAATTAATGCAAAACGCTTCACATCGTTTGACTATGACGGAACTGTCATAGACTTTGAGAATGGCTTTGGCTATTTGCAACGCTCGTTGACTTTGAGTGAGTATAACGAGTACGTCAATACAAAAGACAAAGCGAAGTGGGTTCATGAGAAGCGTCTTTGGATGCTTGAACAACTCAAAGAGGATGATCGCAAGTACCGAGAGTTCATGGAGGAATATAAAAAAGAATGGGAGCAATAATATGGACGATAAAATATTGATGATGTTCTTTCAGGCGGACCGCTGGCTTGACGCGCTAAACAAAGGGTCACTGAAAGGAATAAGTTGTGACGTTCTCAGCAAGTTCATGTCACCAGCTGGCAGGAGGGGGCTCTTAACTTCCATCGTGGAAGGAGAGTACCACATCAAGAGGCCACATACAGCAAAAATCCCAAAGGACACGCCAGGTGAATATAGAACTGTGTTTGTGAATGAGGATGAGGACCGTGTCTTTCTCTCAATAGCAAATGACCTGTTGTTCGAGATTGCTGGTGACATGGTACACAAGAGTTGCAAAAGCTACCAAAAAGGAGTTGGTTGTGCCAAGATTGTAACTGAAATGTCCAAGCGCATAGAAAAGCAAAGTGGTGTTGAGCATAAGGTGATTGGCTGGAAGTCGGACTTTAGTAAATACTTTGATACCGTGCCTATCCAGTATATTGATGTGGCATTTGACGAAGTGGAGCGTCGGTATGGCAAGTCACTCATCATAAATGTCATTCGTGAGTACTATCACAACGATGACTACTATGACAGTGAGTTGAAATGTGAGGCATCAAAATATCAAAGTTTGAAGCAGGGTTGTGCCGTTGCCTCATGGCTTGCGGATGTTGTTCTGTATGACCTTGACAAGAGACTGCATGACCTTGGGGACAGTTATGTCAGATACTCAGATGACACTTTGTATGTTGGCAAGCACTACAAAGAGGCCATGCAAATAATGGTTGATGAGCTGGAGAAGATGCAAATGAAGCTTAATCCCAAGAAAGTTGAATATATCACCAATGACAGGTGGTTCAAGTTTCTCGGGTTCGCCATTCGTGGTTCATCCATCAGTCTTAGTAGGAACAGGATTAAGACTTTTGTCTCTGAGGTCACTGAGAGGACTACCAAGCAGATTAGGAATGGGGTCAAGTTCAACAAGTCGCTCCATTCAGTTCAAAGATGGTTGTACTACGGTGACGGTGATCATTCTTGGGCAACTGGAGTGTTGAAGACCATTAACGTGAAAGAGGATGTTGACATGCTCAATGGGTTTGTTATGGATTGCCTTCGTGCAGTAATGGTCGGAAAATCCGTGAACATGGAAGACCTTGGAGGACTTGGCTGGTCACGTGACAAGAAAGATGGTTGTATATCCCGTGGAAAAGGGAGGAAGGTAAGGTCACTCAGAATTAAGACTGGAGACCATATTGAAGGATATTATTCACTGTGGTGCATGAGAAACAATCTCTTGTACGGAAGGGACTTGTACAACACCATAGTGAGGTGTATGTAGTAAATGATAAAGCAATGCGTAGCATAACGTGATCAAGACTGATATAGTTTACGGGTTCGCGCCACCTCAATCGAGTGGGACTCTTTGGACCCAGGTTATCACCTGGGACCAAGGGCCCATTCGATACCTACCGGCGGTGCCGCGTACTCTCGATGAAAACATTAAAGTGACGCACAAATCAGTGAGACCACATAATTTTTGCAACAATGTTATACGATGAGATTATCAATCGTGTTGAGCACGGTGCTAAATGCCGTGTTGACTTTAAGGAACGGTTAGTCTTCCTTAACGGAAAGAAAGTCGAGACAGACGGCAAGGACTTTGGAATGAAGCAATTTCAAGACTTGGATGAATGGCTTGACGAAGTGGAGAATCTGTATGACGACTACAAATACAGTAAGCCAACGAGACGTTCGATGGCTGCTGAGGATAGATCGTTATTCAAAGCCTTGACTGCTTCCCAGCTTGTTGAAGAGCTTGGTCATGACGCACTTGGCAACCCAATGCTAAGGAGTGTGGCACAGGCAAGGCTGGAGGTGTTTATTCTCTTGTCCCTGTTGAATGGGACGCTCAATCTTGATGAGTTATTTGCCAAGGACTGGTTCTTCCAAGGCAGTGACAAGAGCTTTGTCATTTTGAAAGATTGGTTTTAACTCAATAAAAATTAAAGAAATGAAGACTAAGAAAAATGATCGTGCGCTTTACATCAATTGCCCATTGAGTGGTTGTAGCATCCCGCTTAATGAAGCTGCTAAGCGTGAATCTTCTGATGCTGGTAAGCAAAACAATGGTGGTGTTGGAATGACGACATCAACCCCGTGTACTGATAAAATTAGCCAAATTATCAACGAGATAGATAACAGTGGCTATCTTGACGTGAATGGCATCGTTCGCCGATGGATTCCTTCTCAGTGCCTGTCTATGGTGTATAGTAATGTGGGTTTTCATACCGTACTGAAAAATAGAGGTGTCAACTACGCATGGGAGGTTGTACTGAATGAGCTGGAGAAGCAGGCTGAGTTGTATCATTGTCGAGACATCAACAGTTTCAACGACAGAAACAGGTGGTATTCGAAAGAAATTGTGTATGCTATGGCCGAAAGGTATGTTGAGTTACTGACATGCAACGACCGCATGTCTATTTATCTCAAACCGCTGAAAAGTGCCCTTAAAGGAATCAAGGGGTCGCTCACGCCGCTCAAGTTGTATAAGACTGCACAGTCGTTCAATGCTTATAGAAAGCGAATACCGTTCAGTCAAAAGGGCATTTGTAATGAATTTGCAAACGCTTACAAGGCAGCTGGAGCGTATTACACCATGAAGGACTTGATTATGTTCGAGGGGTGTAGCTTTGACACGGTTGACAAGAGCAAGGAACCACACGTCATCATGCAGGAGTCGCTTGACATCCTGGAGCAAAAGGCTGACGAGATAGTTAAGGATGGTGTCTGTGACAACGGATATAAGATGTTGGCCATTTTGAAAAAGTTCCTCAAAGACAACGAGTTTGATTTTGACAAGACTAAAGAAAAGTGGGCAACAGAAAGCAATGCCCGCAGGGCACTTAGGGCGTTAATCCGCACCAACCGCCGTAGTCGTAAGTAATATTGATTGCTTTGACGGGCATAATGTTGATAGCAGTGTGGTTATTTAGCTTTACAGTGGCTGAAGTCCTCCTTCCAGATGATCAACTGGAAGGGCGACTCAGCCACACTGTAGCTCGCATGAAAAAATTATAGAAACGTCACATTCACTGAAGTCACATCTTAATAAATTGGGCAAACACAACATGAGATGGTGCCTACATATTCAGTTCACTGATCATTCCTGACTCTAATGATTCAGGAATGATCACTTCACATGAAAAAATTAAAGAAAGCCCCATTGGTACATCTTGTGATAATTTAATTATAAAACATAAAACAAATATGGCTTTACGTTATAGAAACGAAGACAAAATTGGTAAAATGACCATCAATGACAAAGGTAAAGAGCATGATATTGACATCTTTACTGGAAACGCACTGGCAATCCTCGTTGGCAACTACAAAGATGAGCAGGGAAATGTGCGTGAGTACCTTCATAGTTGTATTTGTGACGAGGAGGACTGTGAGTTTATAATGAAGCGCAGGGGCAAGCTGTTCAGTGATGATGTCGTCAGTATTGAGCTTTATTCTCGGTTCAACAATGCGGTCAGACTTCTTCCATACCTTGTCAAAAGTAGGTACAATGTGAATGTGTATGGTGATTAAAGACAAGGCGGCATGAATAACTTAGGATTCAAACATTTGAAGATCAACGATGAGTATGGCAGCCGATACGAAATTATCGTTCCGGAAAGGTTGGGCGACAAGGAAGTGGTTGGTGCTTGCTATTTGACAGAGCGTCTTATCATCAAGCATGGCGGTTCATTTACAGAGCTTGCCTACCAAGCATACCTTGACCTTTCCAGCTGGTTCACAGTGTCCCATCCAGAGAGGGCAACATCATCAGTGAAGGACTTTTCCAATCGAATGAAAATGGCCTTCAAGCGAGCTACGAAGTACCAGCAACGCCTCTCCAACAAGGAATATATGGAAGTGTACTTTGGCAACTTTGTCAGAAGGAATACTGAGAACATATTGCTTCTCCGTTCATCCATTTATAGTGTGATGAAGCGTCACATGAGCGCAAATGATGCACTTGATGCCTCGTTTGTTGGCACCGTCTATATCTTGTCTTGTTATCAATGCACCGCCGTTGAAGGAATCAAGAAAAGGACTTTTGAAGTATATGGTATCAATTGGTTCAATGCCTTTGACGGATACTTCATAGACAACATCGCCAGCTTTGCTGATAGATTGCTTCGTGAGAACTGGAAGTTTGACATCGTGGCTAATAAGAGCGAAATGGACGCTGCCACACGGTATGTCTTTGATAAAATAGACAAGACCTCTTTCAGTGTGGAGGAAGACAAGAAAGCGATTGATGAGGCGATGCGAGAGGTTGTTCACAACAGCCAGCAATCATAAACATGGCAGACATCATTGTGTTGATATTGACAGTGTTATTAATATGTTGTGATGTGGTAATGTATCACCATATACAAAGAACTAAAATAAAACTATAGAAAAATGAAGAAGACAGAAACGATTTTGTTTACACGGAAGGACTGTATCACAGATGAAATCTCAGCGTGGTATTGCATCAAAATGGCATGGCTCTATTTTGTCATGTTCATCAAGAAGGTTTACGAATACATAGATCGTGCGGTCCATAGGGATCCGTGGCTCACACTGTTCTTTATTATCCTCATTGAGTCCTCTACCTGTTGTGTACTCATCATGTCAGCCCGTGCGGAGCGCGACAATTCAAACGCCATGCAATACAAGCTGGAGCGGGAGGTTAATTTACTGAAGTGTCAACTTGAAGCGTTGAAATGAGAAGAAGGAACAGGACGGCTGATATAGAAAGTTTCAAGGCTGGATGGCAGGGTGAGCATGGTGAGGGCAAAGAAGTCCTGCGCCTGCTCGGTCTGCCGACTGATACGGTTCCGTTCAATGTGAGACAGTTCCTTAAAAGACGCCGACTGTCATTTGTTATGCCAAATGGTGGCCGGGTTACTGTCACCCTCAAAAAAAATGAGGAGAGGTTTGACCTCCTGTGCCTCTTTTGTGGGCAGAAAAGGGTTATCAAACTCTATAGGGAATGGACCTCTGAGAACCAGGAAACCATCAAGAACTTTGAGGCATACGCAATCGGTGAGTGTACAAGAAAAATTATCACTGGTGATAGAATTATTTGATCAAGTCCAATAATGTTTAATTTCAACAATAAAGTATGGATAAGTTTTTATGTGCGGTTGCATACATTATCGTGTTTGCGGCTTTGATTTCTGTGGCAATCCCAGTTATCGGTGCGATATTCGGGATATTGCTTGTGTTCGTTGGAAGTTGCTATGACGACTTCACAGGATCGCATGATTTCTTCATGTGGTGGTTCAGTTAGGGTAAATTTTCTGAGCCAAATACGTAAAATTAAAATTAAATATGTAACTTTGCAAATGTATTAGAAATGAACAAGTCTAAAAGGAAAAAGTTGAGGTCGGTTATCATGGCTATTGAAAAGCTCGGTAGCATAAAGAACATCGACGAAGCTATGAAAGTCCTCGCAGAGGCAAACGACAAGGTCAATGACGTGGAGGAAGAGGAGTCATTCTCCTATGACAACCTTCCAGACAACCTCACCCATTCGCAGCTGGCAGATGACATGAGCGACAATCTGCTTATGCTGACTGAGGTGCAGTCGGACTTGGAAACTGTGATATGCTACTACAATGAGCGAGGTCTCGAAGCACACAAGGATTTGACTGATGAGGTCTCCGCAATTATTAACAACTGTTCATGGATAATTGAACGATGAATAAGGAACAACTTGCAGAGGAGCTTGCACGCATGAAGGGCGGTCGTAAAATCGACACGCTATCCAGCTATGCCGTTAGGTCAATTGAGACTGGCGGGTCGTCTTATCCTGTTTCCAACCTGCTGAAATATTGTGAGGCACTGTCCGTTCAGATGGTCATGTCGGACATGGTTGTGGATGAGCACTACCCAGTTGACACTATGCAGGAGGTGCATGAGGTGCTGCAAATGCTTATGGAAAGATGGGACACCGATTGTGCCGGAATCTTTAGAAAAGCAGGGGTGCATTACACACCGCCGAAGGGAAATACTGGTTCGCTAAGCATTGTTACGCTGCTCGCCATGTGTTCTGTTCTTCATTGTAAGTTGGACTTTATAAAATAAATTGATGAAAGCAGTGTCATAATATCATTATTTGTTATGGCAGCAAAAAACAAAGTTTTAGAAGAAGCTCTTAACGCTTACGCTAATTTCACGTCATTGTGCAAAGAATTTTTTGTCAAGGGCGTTGACAGCGTAACTAAGTTGAACAAGGACAGTGCTTTCTACAAGACGGCACAGGAAATCGCCAACGACTTCGAGTTGGACTGGGACAACTTGTCTCCGGAAGACAACAATGAACTGATGATTGCGCTCCTTGAGGAGTACTATCAGAAGGTCAATGTCGATGGCAATTTCAGTTACACCATCAGCATCAAGGTTACTGAAAAGAATCCTGACAAAACTGCTGGATGATGGATACGAGTTCTGTTCAGTATACATTGCGTACAAAAGACCTTCAGAAGGCAAGTTCATTGCTGGAGTTGCCATTGGAACAGCTCCAGCACTTCAACAATCTCAAGCTATTGAATGTGGTCTATATCAGAAGTCTGCTTATGAGAGCGGACTTTGAAAGACTCACCAATGGTTTGCACTACCTGTCGAAAGGAGACAAGAAGTACAATTTCCCAGAGGTTGTGAAGGCACTTGCCCGTGAGTATGGTGTCAGCACCAAATCGGTTGCTCACACACTCAGCAAAAAGGATGAGTCGATTTATTTTTGTGCAAAATGTGGCATTAGGATTACGGCCAGCGGTATGAGAGACAGAGGCGGGCTTTGTCCGAACTGTTATTCTGACACGCTGGAGTTTTAATTCTGTTAAGAAGTTTTTATAGTTTTTTACTAACTATCTTTGTGCTCCCACGCTATTAGTTGATGATAGCGTGGGAGTTTTGTTTCCACGACAGTAGTGGTAAATAACAAAGATATGGCACATTGTCAGAAAATAAAAACAAATATCAAATTCAAACAGAATGAGAAAGGAGCATTCTACGGGTTTGTCACCAAAAACGATAAAGGGTCATGGCGCGGTTGTCATGAAAATAGTAGCGCAAAAAAGAAAATTGTCTTCATAAACAAATATGAGGACAAGGGGATTATTCCCAATGCGCTTTACCAGGTTTTTCTTATACCGATGAATAGCGGCACTGGGTTCATAGCACTTGAGCCAAAATTACTACAGTTCACTGCAAAGATTGAAACCGAAGTCGATAAGAATATCTACAGGGTGACTGTGAAGTTCGGGCACAAGGAAATCATCTATGACCCATCGAGCAAAGACAAGAGGGTGAACGACATACAGCACATCGTCAATTTGCTCAGAAGTAGGCATGACTTGGAATACAAGGAAGCCGTTGCTGATGAGTTTGTTGACTGCGCTTGTCTCTTGCTCAGCATATACAAAAAAGAAAATCACATTCAATAACCATTTATTTATTTAAATTATGCAGAAGAAAGAATTAGTAGTGAGTATTGCCAAGAAGGCACATCTCAAACAGAAAGATGTAGCAGCCATGCTTGATGGCTTTGTATCAACGATCGAGGACGCTTTCAACGCTGGTGAGCGCGTCGAGATCCGCGGCTTTGGAACGTTCAAGAAGAAGCATCGCAATGCCCGCCAAGGTCGTATCGTGAATACTGGCGAGGTGATCCAGGTTCCAGAGAAGGACGTACTGACGTTTAAGCAGTCATCTTTGTTCAACTCTGAAAAGAAGGATGATTGATCTTTCAAACGGTATCGCAGTTGACGCTGCCCACTCCATGAAACGCAAAAAGACAGAGTTTCGTGGGGTGGACTTGTCAACTGGTGAGGTGATATTTTACAAGGACATTGGAAACAAGACTATCAACATAGGCGAGTTTCTTGCGATTGTCCAAGCGTGTAAATACATCATCGAAAACGACTATGAGCCCAAGAGAATCTTCTCAGATAGCCAAGTGGCAATTAGTTGGTTCAAGAACAAGGAAGCGCACTCAAAAAAGAGAGAGCGTGAACTTGAAAAAGCTCTTATCTACCTCAGAGCTGCTTACACATGGGTTGACCAAATAGAAGTGGTTCACTGGGACAATAAGAGTTGGGGCGAGATTCCAGCTGATTTTGGAAACAAAAAGACAGTGTCAAAAGATAATCCTATGGACATTAAAAAGCAATTGATAAAAAGTGCCCGCTGGAATGAGTTGTTCATTACGGAAATGGGTTGGAACAACCCGAAGGGCCAGCGTTTTTTGCCGCCTATATGTATTGATGGTACTAACTACAGTTTTGAGGCGATAGCGCAGCGTAATGGGTTCCATGTCTTTGAATGCAAGGTTACATCCATTCCAAATATATCCGAGCGTCATAGAATCAGCCTCAAACTCCAGCAGCAAGCGAATGACCACATTGTCATATACACTTTGCCACAAAGTGATCATCATTTGTGGGTGTGTTCTGTTATGGGCGATAAGCGTGAGACAAAGGCCATTGAGTACCTCTCAATAGACCAGTCTGACTGGGTTCTTTCGAGGCTGGACGCTATAACTTTTGGCGTTAATGAGCTCACCACCATTATCGATGTTCGTCAGCGTGTAATCAAGGCTTTTACAATCAATGTGAATTCATACAAAATGAACTCTGAGCTTCAAGACACAATGTCTGTTGAGTTCTCACCGATTGCAAATGGCATACTTGAAGCGATGAAACATGGCGATGACGAGGGCGTGAAGGCTGGGTATGTGGAGATTGATGAAAAGATTCGCACGTCCCCGGATATTCTTCTCAATCATATTGTTAAATCACAAAAACCACACATTAAGGAGCTACAAAAACAAGATCGAAACTCCGAGGCTGACATAACGGCAAGCGTCGTGAAGAGGTGTGAGGCTGAATTGAAAAGAAGGAGCTCGCAACTTAAAAAGAGTATTAGCGACACCAAGGCAAGCGGTAATTCGTTCTTGTTCTTCTTTTTGGATTAAAGTCATATAACTTCAAAACATAAAGATAATGACAGAAGATAAAATAAACAAGATTGTGGATTTGGCCAGACAAAAGGAGGGCCTCAAACAAATCCAAGATGCCATTAATGACAAGCAGTATCATGCTTGGTCTTTGAACGCTCTTGATTGGCATAATGATCAACGCGGTTTTTTATACCACGTATTTTGCAAGATGAGCTTAAAAATCTTATAAACAAGAGTATTGAAACCATCAACAAAGAACTGGTAGAGTTATAGTTTTCCGTCCTCAGTTGTGTAAAATATAAATATGAAATATATGGAGACATTGAATATTGAAAAAGAGAATGTCATCAATGCCTACAATGTGGCAAACGATGAACAGAAACAGATGCTTGAAAGCTTATTTGGGCATGATGTGTTTCGCCCAAAAACCATAATGGATAGAATCCAGCTGGTCTCAGATGCCGCCAGGGAGCTCGGGCAAGATCATCCATTGGTAAAAGAACACTATGCACTGTGCAGTGTCGAGGTCTCGTCAAACCTAATTAATTACTCAAAACTGTGCATGATAACTGCTGCGCTTAATGAAGGGTGGGAACCTAAATTTACGTTCGGTGAGTATCGATACTTTCCCGTTTTTCGCCTTATATCAGAAAAAGAATACAATAAAAAGTCAAAAAGGGGAATGAAGAAGTATCGTGTATTCTATCTGTTGAAGAATAGCACGTATGAGTACTGTGGTGTGTCATCTGCTCCTTCAAGTTATGATTCTTCTGGAGTTTATGCTGGTGTCGGAACCCGTCTCGCATTCAAAACAAAAGAACTCGCTGAGTATGCGGGAAAACAATTCATCAATTTGTACGCTGAGTACTTACTAAAATCACAATAATAACAATGGAAAAATCAAAGATTTGGCACGACATGGAAGAAGAGCCCGCAGTGAAGTATGTTAAAATCTACGTGCTCGATGAAGACAACGACATTAGATTTGTCACTTATGACGAAAGCTATATGTCTTGGGACGAGTTATGTAATTATTTAAGCTACGATGCAGATATAGTTGCGTGGGCTTATGTGGCCGACATTGTAAATCTATAATAACGACGGGCGGCGGGTATTGCACCCGATGCCATAAATAGTAAAGACATGGATATTTTGAACATTGACAATAATGTGGAAACATTAAGCCAAAAGACCGTCATGGATAGGGTTAAGACATTTGAGGACGCTTGTCGTGAGTTAGGAAAAGACCATCCATTTGTTCTCGCTTATCAGAACACTAATCTGCGTGAACCCGAGGTTGCAGATGATAACATAGAAGTCATCGCATACTTGAAGCTCCGCATCATAGCCGCAGCACTGAATGATGGGTGGACTCCAAATTTCGCAAAACGAGACCATCTATATTTCCCGTATTTTTATCTTTATTCAAGCGAAGAGATTAGCAGAATGTCGGAAGAAGAAAAATACAGAGTGGCTTGTTTTTATGGCAATAACGCATATGCGTATAGCGGTGTGTCGTATGCGAATGCGTATTACGGTTTCACGTCTGTAAATGGGCCATTCGGGCCTCGTCTTGTCTTCAAGACAAGAGAACTTGCAGAATATGCTGGAAAGCAGTTTAGTAAACTGTATGCGGATTATTTATTATATTACTAATAATGCATGAAGGAGTACGAATTAGACAGGGCTTGCGAGCGCAACCCGCTTTGTGACTGCGATTGCATGAGGTGCGCTTTGTTTGCACGTTGGAAAAGAAGTGAAATGAATAAATAAAAACAGTTATGAAAAAGTACATTATCAAAAACGCGGATGGAAGCGAGCAAAGCGAAATGCAAGCCATCCACAAATCACGCAAAGAAGCTGGGGAAACCTTGATGGACTACATTTGCGACCACAACGAAGATTTGGACGTTGACGATGACGATTATTTGTCGCCGTTTGATTTCGCCCTTGAAGAAGTTGAATGCACGGAAGTGAACGAAGTTATCACGGACTTTGAGAGCGCAAGAAAAGCCCTTGGCGGCAAGCCGAACGCGGACTTTACCGTTGCAAAGAAGATTCTTTCCGGAAACGTTGTCCAGCTTGAAGATGTCGCAAGACTTGTGACCGACATCAACCCCAAGCACATTGAAGCGTTGATTGCCTTAAACAAGTTGTTCACCATCGCACAGGCATGGAACAAGGAAGATGGATTTGTACCCGATTTCTCGGATTGGAATCAAGACAAGTGGTTTCCTTGGTTCGTGTATGACAAGGATGTTGCGGGGTTCGTGTGGGCGAATTCGTATAGCACGCCTTCGGTTGCGCATGCGTATATCGGTTCTCGGCTTTGCTTCAAATCGTCCGCGCGCGCCGCGCAATTCGGCAAGCAATTCGCCGACCTTTACAACAAGGTTTTTCTTTAAACTACAAAAATAAGAAATATGATTAAAGCAGAAAATCTAAGAATTGGCGACCTCGTAAGGGTGTGTCGTAATTGTTGGTTTCCCGAAGGTTCTGTGTGTATCGTAACTCAGATAAATTCAGAACGAAGTTATAAGGAAAATAAAGAAGCCATTACTCTAAGTTATGTCGACGGTACTGATGACGGGCCATGGGGAGTATGGTGCAGTCATATTGAAGGTATTCCACTTACACCAGCAATACTCGAAAAAAATGGGTTCGATTCCAAAGAGCCCCCAAAAAGCTACATCAAGTATCTTGGTGGTTTGCGAGGAAACCTTTGCCGATATTTCTATATCGAACGCAGAAGTTACGGATGGGTGGTGTTTATCAAGGTTGAAGGACTTTCAGATTCCGTTATGATACGACAAATCAAGTATGTACACGAGTTTCAGCACATCCTTTGGGCAATGGGTATTGATGCAGGGTTTGAAATATAAATGCAAATATCACTCATGTTTTGTTAGATGAAGAAAGAAGTTCGCATAAAGGTCTATAACAAGTACGACGGCCATTGCGCCTACTGTGGCAAGCCCATCAAGTACGAAGAAATGCAGGTTGACCACCTTATTGCAAAGAACCGTGGTGGATATGCCCGCTATGATGAAAAGACTGGCAAGAGTATCGTGGTTCATGGCGAGGATGCCCTTTCAAACTACATGCCCTCTTGCAGGGCCTGCAATTTCAGAAAGGGCACAATGAGGCTCGAAGAGTTTAGGGCTGCAATCAAGCAGCAGGCCGAGGGATTGATGAACGGTGCGGCGAAGTTCCAAATGAGGATGTCGCTGGCCTATGGCCTTGTAGAGGAACACTTCGACAATCCAGTGGTGTTCTATTTTGAGAAATGCAATTCAAACAAATAAGATTATGGAAAAGTTTATCAAAGCAAATGGGGCGGAGTATGTAGTGCGCTCAGCAAAGTTCAAAAGTTTTAACATGAAGGAAATACGGCGGTACTGCAAAGGCTACGTTAAGAAGATAGACCTCCAGCACGGGCAGGTCATGTTTATCAACGTGTCTGGCAAGCTAAATGACGTGATGAGATTAAACAAATGTGCTTCCCAAATAGCTGGTGAGGACGTTTACGGCGACGTTTTAATTTGCACTAAGAGCGAAATCTAAGGAGTCGATTTTGGGTGTTATAAATTACAAGGAAATTCTTGAGCGTAAATTTGAGGTTGATTTAACAATTTAACAATGTATTATATTTTATAAAGTAAAAGTTATGAATAGGACAATTTTATTTAGAGCAAAACAAAAGTCTGATGGCCAATGGTTTCACGGAAATCTTTTGTGTTACGGTGAATAGAAGTGCATAAGTGTGACCAAAGAAATTCCATGGCAAGCGTATTTCATAGACAATGACACTGTCGGTCAATATACTGGTGTTAAGGACATTAACGATAAGCTGGTATTTGAGGGTGATGTGGTGATTTTGGATGCAGACATTGAGACTCGCTTTATCGTACAGTGGGATGAAGAATGGTTGTGCTTTGTTGGTCGCTCTGGCAATGATACCGCACCGATCAATAAACACACACTTATTGAAGTGATAGGCAACATATATGACAACCCAGAATTGATTGAAAACAAATGATAGACAAAAAGACAATGGGTAAGAAAAAGAAACTGGTTTTTGCAACCAACAACGCGCACAAGCTGTGCGAACTGCGCGAGATACTAGGAACGGACTACGAGCTCCTATCCTTGGCCGACATCGGTTGCCACGAGGATATTCCCGAAGACGGGGCTACGTTGGAGGAGAATAGTCTCGCCAAAGCCCAGTACGTCTTCGACAACTATGGCTACGACTGCTTTGCCGA